TTATTGCCGAGTTACAGAAAGGCGATTCAGTGTACACAGAGGAGGGAATACCAACTATTATCCAGTGGGTATCACCTGTCTACACTGGGCACAAATGTTCTCTCATAACCTTCGATGATGGGACTGAAGTAATAGCTGATGATGGGCATTTATGGGTTACTCAGACGGAGGCAGAGCGTAAAAACTCCAGTCGTAAGAAGGTGAAGCGACAAGAGACACATTTCATTTCTGCCAGGCTGATAACAGACAGGAAGTATAGTACCCGCACGACAGAGGAGCTAGCATCCACGCTTCACGTTGGGAAACCTAAAACAACTTGGGGCTGCGGCTATATGGCAAACCACTCTATAACCACTTCGCTGCCAGTAGAATACCCCCATATTGATTTACCAATTCCGCCTTATGTTCTTGGAGCGTGGCTGGGGGACGGTACTAGCATATCGGGGAATATCACGGTTGGGGATGAGGCAATAATTAAAAGAGTAGAGTCGTTGGGTTTTAGTGTAGCTAAGTTGAAAGCAAGGTATTTATGGAGCGTCTATGAACTTCTTGTAAAACTGAGGGGAATAGGTGTTTTAGGTTCTAAGCATATACCACCTTGTTATCTTTCAGCCTCCAAAGAGCAACGAATAGAGCTGCTTCGTGGTTTAATGGACACTGATGGGGGTATTGGCAGGAGGGGGAGTTGTTGTTTTTACAATACCAATGATGTACTGATTGATGGAGTTAAAGAGCTTCTAGGTGGTCTAGGTATAAAGTATAGGACACAGTGCAAGCCTGCGAAGCTATATGGGAAGGTCTGTGGCACGGTTTGGACGCTTACCTTCACCACTGACATTCCGTGTTTCCATTTAGATAGGAAGTTGGCGCTGCAAAATAAGAAGCCCGCACCGCAGCATTACCAGAGATATATCAAAAGCATAGAGGAGGTTGAGTCTGTACCGGTTAAGTGTATCTCGGTTGATAATCCTACTAAGTTATTCCTGATAACGAAGAATTGCATCCCTACGCATAACTCCTTCATTGCATCTGATTATCTCAATGTCAGGTTCTGGGAAGGGACACTGTATTGGATAGCTGGCAAGGATTATGACAGGTGTCACGCTGAGTTCGAGTATACCGCTAAGGCGATGCTGGCTATATCGGCGGTAAGGGCTGAGAATATCAGTGTCCCTAAAAACGGACAATGGTCGATGACGCTTGAGACAGGTTGCGTTATCAAGACATGGTCACTGAAGGACTGGCTCAAGGTCGGGTCGGAGGCTCCTGACGGGGTAGTGATATGTGAGGTAGCACAGACTGAGCATCAGGAGTACAGGCGGTTATGCGACAGGACGGCTGAGAAGCGTGGCTGGGTGGTCGGAACGGGCACCTTCGAAAGCTCGCTCGGATGGTATCCAGAAACCTGGAAATTGTACCAATTACCCGGGCAGCAGGGGCGGTCGTTCTCTCTTCCTTCGTGGAGTAACAGGGTCATATATCCTGGGGGGTATAATGACCCTGAGATACAGAGGTTAAAAGCCAATTATACCGAGGATTATTTTAATGAGCGGTTTGGGGGCGTGCCGAGTCCTCCGCATGGGCTGGTGTTCCCTGAGTTCAGGTATTTAACTCATGTCAAGGAGATGGCTATTGAGGATGCCCCGATATACTTATGGATAGACCCTGGTTATGCCGGGGCGTATGCGGTGGAGGTAGTGCAGGTGGTTGGTGAGACAGTCAAGGTAGTTGCCGAGATATACGAGAGGGGTCTAGTTACTGAGCAGATAATTGATATATGCTTACAGAAGCCGTGGTGGCGGTTGGTAGCTGGTGGTGTGGTAGATATAGCGGCTAGACAGCACCAGGCAATGCCAGCGGTGGCTGAGATATGGGCTAGTAAAGCCAAGTTGAACTTGCAATCAAGTCCAGTACCAGAAGATGCGGGGAGGGAGCGGTTACATACCTTCTTGACAGTCAACCCGATAGACCATGAGCCGAGGTTATATGTAGACCCCAAGTGTACAGGGTTATTATCCGAATTTGGGGTATGCCCTAACCCGTTCAGTGGGGAAGCGGAGCCGTATAAATGGAAAGAGGACAGGATAGGGATGGTAGTTGGGAAGGTGCCGGAGGACAAGAATTGTCACAGCATCAAGGCAGTGATATATGGTTTAGTGGACAGGTTCGGGTTTGTAAACAGGAGCGGGCAAAGCAATAGTGGTATAATAATGGTGGGATGGTGAAGGAGGAAGAAGATGAGAATACCAGAAATAACTGAAGAGAGGGTTATTCGGGAACTCTGTGGTGGTTTATTGTGGCTTTCTATAATAGGGTTTATAGTCTGGATAGTCCTCAGTGTTATAGGATGGTTAGCTTATTTATTAGGATGGGTGAGATATTAGGAGAAGATAATGTCACCGCAGGCGTTTGAGGCGTGCCAGAAAGCAGGAGGAAAGGTAAGGCGGAAGAGTTTATCGGACGGCAGGTATATTAACATCTGTTACAAAGATGGCAAGTCGTATGCTGGTGAGGTACATTACAAATCTGGTGAAAGGTTAAAAAATGCTATTTTAGGAAAGGCTGACTAATGATATACTTACCCTTATGGAAGCGTATTATACCGATACCAAGTAAATCCTTCACTATTTTGTTGAGTGAACTATGAACAAACATATGCCCTTGCCCACCTGGTAATAAAGGGAGATAAGAAGGCTATAAGGGGGTAAAGATGGAGATACCGTACTTTGAAAGTGAGGAAGAGGAGAGGGAATTTTGGGCGGCGCATGATAGTGCAGATTATGCAGACACGGCAACGCCTGAAATTTTAGAGTATTGCATAGTATATAATGCAGGATTTAATCCTGGCAGTACAGAGCCGACATTTAAGGAGGGGCAGGATGCTTAGAAGCGCAACTGAAGAGATAGCAAAATCAGATGAGTTATGGAAAAACACAGCTATTGAGGCATTAAGAGAGCAACAGGAGACGGACTTTGGCTTATGGGGGCCGTATAAGTTCGAAATGCCACAAGAGGAAGGGAAGTGGGATAGTGTGACCACAAACTCACCGAAGGTACTAGCCAACAAAATAATGGGATTCCTTGAGGGTTCGTGGCTTCAGCTTTACATTGATGTCGGCGAGGAAAAGGAAAAGGAAAGAGAACGGATTTCAAAGACAGAGCGGTTAGCCAATGGTAGTATTTGGGCGGCCGACAGGCGAGCGATTATGGTGCCGTCCGGGAAAAAACTTCAGGGAGCGCTTAGTGCTTATGCCGTGCTAAAGGGCGGGACGGTTAAGAGTGTTTACTGGTACACAAAAGGTGATGCCCTTATCTGTGATATTAAGCATTATGACCCTGAATTCAGCCAGTGGATAGAGGGTGAAGAAGAGCTGTTATGGTTTTGTTATCGGAACTATGTCTCGAAAGAGTTCATCGAGCGCACGTATAAGAAACAGATAGACGATGGTTTTAAGTATGGCGATGCTGGTACCAACGGTAGAATACTATCCCGCACATTCTGGGATGGTGATGAGTGGAGGGTAGCCATAAACGGGGAGTATGTAGACGACCACAGGCATGGACTGGGGTATATTCCAATCAATGTTCGGTCTTGTGGGTCGGCGCCGTATATGCAGAGTGTAAAATACGAAGATACAATGAGGTGGTCATGGACGAGTTGTTATGTTAATACCAGGGATGTATACAACCTTGAGTCCAAGTTACTTTCGATTGAAAGCTCGAAGGCTACGGATAGCGGCAGGAAGGATATAATAGGGGAATATGACTCGGTCAAAAGTGAAGGGCAGAAGCCGTCTTTTGAGAAATTAGGGTATGGAGCAGGGCAGCGGAATAATGTTTTATTGCTCGATGCTGCGAAGGGGTATAAATTCATTGGTTTTGCGGAAGCGCCTGATAACCGGATAGTAGACCAGCTTTTTCAGAGAGTAAAGACTACCGAAGATATAATAGCGGGACTTGACCCGATAGCCTTTGGGCAGATGACGAGGAGCGGTAGCGGTGCGTTGGCTGCGGAGTTAAGGTCGGCCGCCCTGGAGTTTATTACTCCGTTTCGTGAGTGTGTAGAGGAAGATTTCAAGTGGATTGCGCATGAATGTGTCAAGCAATACAAGAATGGGGAGTATGAGAAGGTTTCTGTAGAGGGGAGAGACAGTAAAAAGGAAAGGTTCCGCCTTGATATTACACCAGCAGATGTAGAGGAGAAGCGTTTTGATTGTGAATTAGTAGCTGACAGGTTGAGGGACGAAGGACAAGAGCTTGGGTTAGCCATTCAGAAGGTTAGTTACGGGCTGACGTCCAGGAGGACGGCGCGGCTTCAGCATAATATAGTAGACGACCCTGACCGGGAGCAGGATATAATGGATGAGGAGGAAGCTGCACAAGACCCGATATTCATGTATGAGAAGAGGGCTAAATACTTCGAGGACAAAGGGGAAGATGAGATGGCGCTGGCGTATCATGCGTTGTCTAAGTTAGCGGCGCAGAGGGTAATTCAGGAGGCGGGCAGG